AATGGGTCACCAGAGAAGTAGAATACATTACCAATAGTTGTACCTGTTTTATAGTTAATACCAGAACCAGAATAGAATGTTGTAACACCTGAGGCTTGGCCTGATATGTATGCTGCTGTTTGAGCGCCACTATACTGTATTGTAAATCCAGATGTTGTACCTGAGATAAGTCTAGTGTTTGAAGCACCAGTATAATATTGAATATACCCACTTGTCAAACCAGTATAAATATTTGGTGTTGATGTTGAACCTGTACTTAAAATAATTGCAACACCATAAACACCAACATAAGTTGTTGCATTTATTGCGGTATAAGAACTAGGAACACCTTGTACACTATATAGTAATCCAACACCAGTTCCAGGTGAATTTTTTAAACCAAAATAATTACCTTGCAATATTCCAGCGGTTTCCATTGTATTATATGGTTCACTAGTTGTTAAATAAGTAACATTTACAGTGCTAGATGTTGTAGCGGCAGTAAATCGTATAAATGAACTAATAAGTGGTGTTGCTCCGCTAAAACCTACCGAACTTTGATTTAAACTTTGTGGTGTTACACCAGAAGTTGCTGCAGAGAATACCGCAGAAGCACCAACATAAGATGAACCGCTTTGTACAAAACTAAGAGGTACACTAAACGATGTACCAACTGGTGCACCACTAAACAATGTGGCTAAACTAAAGTTATTAGCAACATACATTGCATTAAGAACATTGTTATTAATAACATAACTTGTGCTGTTTGTTATTGGGTTTGTTTGATAAGTAATTAACGGATTAGCATTTATAGGGGTGGCAACACCACCTGTAGCACCAGTAGTTGTTGTATTAATTGCTGCTGGAACAGTTACTTTACTTACAATAATATAACTTGAAGAAGCACCAGTATAAACCGCACCAGAACCTGTCATAACAAAAGGAATTACACCTCTAACACCAGAATTTAACCCAGGTAATGAAGCTAAACTAAATAAAGAAGCGCCATAAAATGCACTTGTTAATGGGTCTGAAATTACAGTATTTGTTAATGAACCACTAGTTGTTGCTGTATATCTAATTAATGGGTTATAGTTTGCTGTTGTTGAAACACCAGTACTAGATGCATTGAAATAGTATGGTGTAATACCTGTTTGTGATACAGTATATGTTGAACTAGCACCAGTAAAAATTGAACCGTTATAAATAAATGATAAAGGTATTGTACTAGTTGTACCAGTTGCTGTTGCGGGTAATCCGCTAAGACTAATATTACCAGCTTGGTATAAACTATTAGTTAATGGGTCTGCAATAGTTGCGGTAATTAATGTATTACCAGTTGTTGCTGTATAATTTATAAATGGTACAAAACTACCACTAGTTGTAGCCGCAGTTGTTGTTGTATTAATACCACTTTGCGTTAAGCCAGTGGCAATTACAACGTAGTTAGATTCATTACCAGTAAAACTAGTACCTACGTTTACATAGTTTCTAGCTATTGAACCAGTCGCACCAACTGCCAAGCTAGATAACCCAGTTAAACTAAAATTTGAGTTATTATAACCAGCATTTGTATTTGGCTCGTTGATTTGAACAGCAGAAAGAACACCACCAGTTGTTGATGTATAAACAATAAATGGATTTGTATTTGCGCTACTAATTAAAGCAACACTAGCAGCACTTAAAGTCATTGTTGTTGTACCAGCAGAAATAAGTGTATAAACTGCACCAGCACCACTATAATTTGAACCACCAACATTTATAAATGAATTAGAAATAACATCAGATTGACTTATTGTTAGACTAGGCAATGTACTAAGACTAAAATTACCGTTGTTATAAAGGCTTGATAATAGAGTATCATTTATAGTTACTGTTACCAAATTATTTGAGGCGTCTGCTGTAAATGATGCAAATGGGAGGATACTTACATTTGTTAGTGTTGCACCTGTAGTTGTTGGGTCTAACACATTTGGTGTTGAACCAGCGTTAACAACCAACAATTGACTGCTAGCACCTGTAAATAAACCACCAACTTTTTCTAGCGAAACACTCAACGATAATATTTGACCATTTGTTAATGTTGGTAACAAAGCTAAACTAACACTACCATTGTTAACTAAATAACTTAATAATGGGTCACTAATAGTTGTACCTATTAATACGTTAGAGTTTGTTGCAGTATATACAATACTAGGATTATACGAGCTTGTTGTTGCTGTTATTGTTGAATTATCCAAAGCAGCATCCATCGTTATACCCCAAGCTTTACCTGCATCATAACCAGAAAAACCAAGAATTCTTGTTACAAATAATTGGTTTGATTGTGATAGATATGATTTTGCGATATATGGTAATTCATACAAAGGTGCGCCGTTTCCGTCTGGACCGTTTACCAATGTATTATTTAAACCACCGAAAAACGATTGAAACTCGCCGTAGTTACTTACGAAAATAGGTTGAAATGCTGGTCCTTTGGTTGTTTCACCCACCAAACCCAATGTCGTAACACCTACTTGACGTGTTACAAATGTTAAGTCTTTTTCTGAGGTGTAGACACCTGGACTAACGAATACTTTTTCTGCCATGTTATTTTTTTTTTACTTTTTTTAAAAATTATTTCTTGTTACTAAATAAATATTCAAGAAAAACCGAAAATTAAATATATAAGGATAAATATTTGAAAATTACCATTCTAGGTTTTTTTATGAAAAAATATAAAAATAAAATAACATATTTTTTAACCAAATATTACCAAGGTAATGGTAAATTAACTATTTGTGGGGATATTTTTTGGTTAATTATATTATCTAATTTTTCTTGTAATAAACTTACGTTTTCTGTACCCTCAATCCAACTTATAACGGTATTTTCATTTAAACTACTATAATTAATATACTGTCCATTTAAATTATTAAAACTTGATTGACCTTCAATATTTGCTGTTAAACCAGAATCAGATGTTGCATTATATCTCCAGCTTACACCTGTAACAAAATTTTCATACCCCTCAAAATTAGGGATAGTATTAAGACTGTATATAAACCATCTATATGTTCTTGGATAAACAATATTATATATTTTAATATTAATTTTATTCTGAAAATTACCAATATCATTAGAACTAATAACCATATTAATCAAATCATCTTGTATTATTGACGTGTATAAAGATTCTTCAGTATAATAATTTGTACCATCTTCATATGATGTTATATTATTTTCATTTGTACCACGATACCTCCAATCAATTCTTGATATATATGTAACATTATTTTCAGAATCTATCGATTCAACATAATTAAGTATTTCAAAAGCATATACTATATTCATTTTATTATTTTTTATAATTTATTATTACCATGTATAAACCCTTACTTCACCACGACCACCAGTACCACCAGCACCACTATTTCCAGTGTTGGTAGCATTACCACCACCACCACCTCCACCACCACATGCACCACCATTTCCTCCTGCTTCACCGTTAATATTACCAGAAGCAGCCGCAGCACCCCCACCACCACCACCACCATTACCACATTTTATGGAATTTCCGCTAGCACCTGTACTACCAGATGTTGGCGCTGTTGAACTATTAGCCCCAGGTGCAGAACCACCACCTGAAATATATGACCCCGAAGTGCCACCAGAAGTCGGAGCAACACCAACATTACCACTACCAGTACTACCACCAACACCACCGCCACCAGCACCAAATATCGAACTACCCCCATCTTTAGGGATAAGGTTAGTAACACCTCTAGAACCGCCAGAGCCACCACCATATTCAGCGTTTCCACTACCTAAACCAGCTGTACTAGAACCTAGTCCAGACGCTCCTTGACCACCTATAGCTATTAAAGATGCTACTCCAGGTACCCCACCACCGTATGTTGCAGTTGTAGTAATACCACTTAAACCAGCACCACCATTACCACCACCACCACCACCAACCTGAGCTGTCGTTGCTGACAAACCACCAATACCACCACCACCAGCATAACCAATTAATTGTGTTGCTCCAGAACTAAAAAAAGAGTTTTCACCATTACCACCACCTCTTCCAATACCAGAAATAGTTACACTAGCCCCACCAATACCGCCAGAACCAACAAATATTGGTTCTGTACTAGACAACGTACTTGCTAAATAAAATTTTTCAGCATATGCGCCACCACCACCACCAGTCCCACCCGTTCTATTATTACCGTTGTTTGCTTTTGCGCCACTACCACCTCCACCCCCAGCACCAATACATACAACATATACGAATTTTGCACCTGTCGGTTTTACCCAAGTCGAATTACCAACAGTTGTAAACACCTGTAAATCTGGTACTTCGTTTATATTATTATTTATTGCCATAATTATTTTTTTTTAAAAAGTATACACTCTTACTTCACCACGACCACCAGCACCACCATTACCAGCACCAATATCCGCACCACAACCACCTCCACCACCTCCACCGCCTGCACCGCCTACACCACCATTACCACCTATTGTGTTTGGTGTTATTGTTCCACCACCACCACCACCACCAACACCATATGAAGTACCTGTACCACCTGATGTTGGTGATGCACCATTTGTACCGCCTGAAGCACCACCACCAACAACATAAGAACGACTAGTACCGCCTGAGGTTGAATTTACAAGTATAGTACCAAGATAATTTGAGGTTCCACCAGCACCACCACCGCCACCACCAAATAATGATGAACCTCCAGGACCAATTGCTGGTGTAAGACTACCATCATGACCACAACCACCTCCACCACCATATTCAGTTAAACCTCCATTAGTTGGGTTACTACCACCACTTGCCCCCGTACCACCAATACAAGTTTGAGCCACTACAGGGCTTACTGCGGCATAACCTGGTTGCCCTCCAATAGCAACCAATGAATCACCAACACTACCAGCCCCACCAGTACCACCACCACCACCACCACCAGCACCTATATCAATACCACCTCTAGCACCACCACCACCACCATAACTAACCAAATATGTTGTTGCACCTGTACCAAAAAAAGAACTACCACCAATTCCACCAGATGTTGTTGACCCTGAAAGTCCACTGGTACCACCAGTACCACCAGCACCTACAACAATAGGCACCGTGTTAGCTAAATCACTTGCACTAAATACTTTATAAGCAAAAGCACCACCACCACCACCAGCACCACCCCATTTAGGTGCTGTTCCTAAAGAGTATGAAGCACCACCACCACCTCCACCAGCACCAATACACACAACATATACGAATTTTGCACCAGTCGGTTTTATCCATGTCGAACTACCAACAGTTGTAAACACCTGTATGTTTCTTGCAGAATTTATACTATTATTTATTGCCATTTTTAATTTATTATTACCACGAATAAACCCTTATTTCACCGCGACCACCAGCACCGCCAGTGCCACCACTGCTAGCACGTGTACCGCCCCCACCACCTCCACCACCGCCACCAGGCGCACCACCAACACCACCATTAGTACCTGCTGTATTTAAAGTTGCGGTTCCACCGCCACCTCCACCTCCATCGCCAGAACCATTACCTTTATTTGTACCTGTTCCACCCGAAGTTGGTGATATACCACTTGTTCCAAAAGCACCACCCGTAATACCAGTATAAGTACCTGAACTTCCGCCTGGTTTTGCGTCATAAACAGTCGGTACGCTATTTGCACCTCCACCAGCACCGCCTCCGCCACCACCATATAATGAACATCCGCCTGAAAAATTAATACCAGTCGTCGAAGTTCCACCACCCCCAGCACCACCATATTGAGCAGCACCACCCGACGGAGCAGCAATTGTTCCAGCGCCACCAGTGCCACCAAAAGCTAAAGTGGTTGTACTTGCTCCTGCTGGATTACCACCTGCAACAGCGGCACCAGCACCAGCAGCACCAACACTAACAGTACCACCTCCACCACCACCTGAATTAGAAACTGCCGTAACTCTACCCCCAGCACCAGAACCACCTCCATAGGCTGTTAATATTGTTAAACCTGAACTAAATATTGAATTACCACCTGTAGAACCAATAACACCTACGTTAGAGGCATTACCAGCACCACCCGCACCACCAGTCCCACCCGAGGCAACTGTAATTGGTTCTGATAACGATAACTCCGAGGCTAAGTAAAGTTTTGAAACAAAAGAAGCCCCTCCACCGCCACCACCACCCATTCTATATGTTGCTCCAGATGCTGAACCTCCGCCACCTCCGCCACCTCCGCCACCAATACATTCAACATACACGAATTTAACCCCAACGGGTTTTATCCAAGTATTAGAACCTACGGACGTAAATATTTGAACGTTTGAAACTTCATTTATACTATTATTTACTGCCATAAAACAATTAATTTAATGTTATCGTACCTACCGCAGATACCACAGTAAATACCGTATTTGCACTAGTACAAACTAATCTAATAGAATCACCATTATTTTGTGAAACTAATGTACCTGATGTTTGTGTTGTCGTTATAATACCAAATCTTATAAATTGATTTACGTTTTGTGTTATTGTAAATAAACTATCTGACGCTGAAACAACTTCAATAACACTACCCAAGCTTGCGGATACTGGCAAATTAATTAATGTTGTGCCTGTTGTTATATATCCATTATTAGTTGATGCTGTTATTGGAGACGTTGCAAATTGCCATGTTAATCCACCACTACCAGTACTAAAACCTGTTATTGTGTTTCCATTAACATTTCCCGTTCCACTTAATGTGATTGTTCCGTTAGAATATGTTCCACCTGTAACAGCATTAACATTTTGATATGTTGTTGCTGATATTGTATTTGCTGTTAACCCACTAATAAATGATGTTGCACCACTAACTGTACCACCTGTAAAAGATGTTGCTGTATTTGTACTAAAACCTGTAATTTGTATTCCGTTAACACCACCACTACCACTAAGCGTAAGCGTTCCGTTTAAATAAGAACCACCTGTAACAGCACTAATGGTGTAAGTAACTGCCGCACTACTATTTGATGTAACACTCAATACATTACCTGATAGTGTAGTTGCACTAATATAAGTAGGTAAATTAAGATACGTTGTTGCACTTATTGTATTTGCCGTTAATCCTGATAATAAAGTATTACCTGTAACATTTAATGTGTTTGCGGTTAATCCCGATTGGAATATTGTATTTCCCGTTACCGTACCCCCACTTAATGGGAGATACGCTCCCGACGTAGATGAACTACCCGTATATGCGGACAGGCTTATTGTAAATGCAGAATACTGTCCTGTTATATTTTGCCTTAAAGTTATTGTATTACTAGATAACGTAAACCCCGTAACAAACGTATCAGTTGTAACTGGTAAGTTAAGATATGTTGTTGCAGATAACGTATTTGCTGTCAGACCACTAACAATTATATTGTCAAAATTACCACTAGCGTTTAACTGCGGATACCCATATGGCTGATTAGCCCTATCTAATGTTATTATTGTCTTCATATATTAATTATGAGAATTTACCACCTCTCCATTTATCTTTTATTGCAACAAATTGATATTGGTCTGTTGAACCAATTGAAGTAATTTGTGAGTTACTACCTTTATCATATGGTTGAAAACCATTATTATTTATAGTAATACTGTTACTACCATCACTATTTATGACCGTAATTGTTTGACCCGTTAAAGTTGTTGGGTTTGGAAAAAACAATTCATTACCACCCGATGCGGTAATAATTTCATAAACACCTCCACCCGATATAGTGTAATTACCACTAGATAAATCAATATCTGGATAGGTTGGTGACGCTGTTGTAAATGTTGGAAACGAAGAATTTCCAGTACTATTGGTTACCACCAATTGACCTAATGAGTTTAATGAAAGTATTAATTTGCTTACATCTGATGAAGCTGGGACACTTGCGTTTTTATCTAATTCTATGTAACTTGGCATATATTTTAATTTTTGTTTTTATTCTATTATTCCTGAACCTGTTATAGTACCTCTATTATAAATAACCCCACCAACCTTTAAAGTTCCGTCAACAACAATATCACCATAATTATATAAATCACCCAATATATAGTAGTCGGCGTTAGTATCAACTATAAATACACTTGTACTTAATACCGTTAAGTCAGAAGGATTAAAAATTGATTGATTTATTGTTATTGTATCTGTCGCACCTGAATTTGTCTCGTTTCTTAAAAATGCACCACCAACTGAAGATGATGATACTTTATGTATAACACCACTTCCATCTATTGTTAATAATTCAGTGTCGGTACCTGTTTGTACCCCTTCTACTTTAATTGGGTCGGTTGCTGCAAATACATGTAATTTATTTGATGGTGATACTGTTCCAATACCAACATTACCACCACTCTGTGCATTTAATACTAAAGGGTCGCCTTCTACATCTAAACGCCTCCAAGTTGAACCATTTTGAATTGAATATATTTGCCCAATATTTGGACCAGTAACTGGATGTCCAAATGAAAAGTGTAATCCATTTACAGTACTACTTGTATTCCATTGACCTGTTATGGTTGTAAGTCCACTAACTTGTAATTTTGATTCTGGTGTTCTTGTTCCAATACCAACATTTGTACCACTAATAACAAACGTATTGGTATTTGCGGAACCACCAATAATAGAACTATTTGAATTTACTTGAAATATTGAATTACCAATATTATTATTTACTGTTAATAACGAACCAGTTAATGTATCCGTTACCGACATCAATTGACCACTAGTACCTCTAACATCAATAAGTGTTGAGCCGCTTGTAATACCAGTAAACGTCGTTGTACCAGCTGTTGAAACAATAACCCTGTTTGTGCTATTTGTTGATAGCTTTAACCCTTGTGTTTGACTATAGAATGCTCCGTTATTTACTGCCATTTAATATATTTGTTATTTATAAATATTAGAGTTTATTATTAGTTTCCATTAAGCCTAATTAAACAATTAGCAGTTACACCATCATAAGTTGTAAAATTTCCACAAACTAGTATTTTTCCATCTGATTGAATTGTACCTGAGCGAGTCGAATCATTAAATCCAACACCAGTAATAAATGAATTATCTTTACTACCATCAGAATTTAATCTAATTATACGGTTTGATGTGCCTCCATTATATAGTGTATACGAACCCATAAAAATTATTTTTCCACTACCATCTATTATATTACGAAACAATGAATTGCTATTAGCAAACCCAGTACCATAAACGAATAAATTATCTTTGCTACCATCTGAATTTAATCTAATAATACCATTTGCTGATATACCACTGTATGTTGAAAAAGTACCACCAACCAATATTTTTCCATCAGTTTGCAAACTCAAACCTTGAACAGTACTATCAAACCCAGCACCTATATTAAATGATGAATCTTTGGTACCATCAGAATTTAACCTAATAATACGATTTGCTGATATACCACTGTATGTTGTAAAAGTACCACCAGCCAATATTTTTCCGTCACTTTGAATTGCTAAAGCGAAAAGAAAGTTTGTATTGAACCCAGTACCATAAACAAACGAATTATCCTTGCTACCGTCAGAATTTAATCTAATAATATTATTTGCTGATATACCACTAAATGTTGAAAAAGCACCACATACTAGTATTTTATTATCAGACTGAATTTTAATATCCCAAATTTGTACACCAATAATATCTTTACTAAATCCAGTACCTATATTAAATGATGAATCTTTACTACCATCTGAATTCAATCTGATTAATCCATTTGCTGATATACCACTGTATGTTGAAAAAGCACCACCAACCAATATTTTTCCATCTGTTTGTAAACTTAAACTTAGAACAAGGCCATCAAACCCAGCACCTGTATTAAATGATGAATCTTTACTACCATCTGAATTTAATCTAATAATACCATTTGCTGATATACCACTGTATGTTGTAAAATTACCAACAACAAGAATTTTATTATCTGTCTGAACTGATACCGAATGCACTAAGGCATTAAACCCATCACCGATGTTAAATGATGGGTCGGCAAGACCTGGGATAGTGTTTGGATTTGGTCCAAATATTGCATTTCCTTTTATAATAGTATTTCCTAGTATATTAACGCCCATATATTACATTATTTGAACCCAACCAAATGATTTATATAAAAAATAACCCTCATCGGCATCGGTTTGATAAACAATTAAACCAGCTGTTGCAGTTATTGCCAATCTTTGTGCTTCAGTCATTCTTGGACCTAAAAACCCTTTGGTTGTTGAAGAAATTTCAAACAAGGCTGAAGCAGAAGGTGTTGCTGTTCCAATACCCACACTACCACCACTTAGTACAAGATTATTTGCTGACGTAGATGAACTAAAATTTAATGTCCTTCCACTTAAATCAACTATCCTATTACTATTTAAAACACCATTACCCGTATACAACGTGTTAGGTAAATTTTGATATGTTGTTGCTGATACCGTATTTGCTGTTAAACCACTAATAAATGATGTTGCACCACTTACAGTACCACCACTTAATGGTAAAAATGCCCCACTTACAGATGTTGAGCTACCAGTATATGCAGACAGGCTTATTGTAAATGCAGAATACTGTCCTGTTCTATTCTGTGTTAGTGTTATTGTATTTGACGATAATGTAAACCCTGTGACAAAAGTGTCGGCAGTTACAGGTAAATTTTGATATGTAGTTGCAGATATTGTACTTGCTGTTAAACCAGCTAAAAGTGTATTACCAGTTATAGTTAATGTATTTGCTGTTAAACCAGCTAAAAGTGTATTACCAGTTATAGTTAATGTATTTGCTGTTAAACCAGCTAATCTAGTATTTCCAGTTACAGTTAACGTATCAGCAGTTACAGCGGCTAATCTAGTACTGCCAGTTACATTTAATGTATTTGCGGTTATAGCAGCTAATCTAGTACTGCCAGTTACGGTTAATGTATTTGCAGTTATATTACTTAAATTTGTATTACCAGTTACATTTAATGTATTTGCTGTTAAACCACCAGTAAATACCGTATTACCTGTTACCGTACCACCACTTAATGGAAGATAAGCACCTGATGCAGATGAACTACCTGTATACGCCGATAAACTAATTGTAAACGCTGAGTATTGGTCGGCTCTATTTTGTGTAAGTGTTATTGTATTTGACGATAATGTAAACCCTGTGACAAAAGTGTCGGCAGTTACAGGTAAATTTTGATATGTAGTTGCAGATATTGTATTTGCCGTTAGCCCACTTAAGAAATTTGTTGCACCACTAACTGTACCACCAGTAAATGTAGTACTAGAAGTAATACCACTAACATTAAATGTACCGCCTGTGTTATTTGTAAATATAAGTGTACTAGCAGCAGCGCTATATGTACCACCAGTTACAAATACATCTTTAGGTAAATTTTCATACGTTGTTGCTGATATTGTATTTGCTGTTAACCCGCTTTGGAATACTGTTGGACCACTTACTGTTCCACCAGTAAAAGTAACCGCATTAGAAATAACTTGCGTACTTAGTTTACCTGTACTATCAGCAACAACCATTCTTGTAGTACTACCTGATAGATTACCAAATATTATATCACCTGTTTTATTTTCAAATGCAATATGTGTTGTACCCGTTAGTGCAGAAAGAGTTGGATTATAATATATACCCCTGACTTTAGTACCTGTTTGTCCTGTAATATTAATTACTGGGTCTATTAGTAATGTTGCTGCTTCAAAGTTAATATCATTAGGGGTTTGCCACCCATAATTAATGTCAACTATAGATGAATTAGTTTGATTCCATTCTCTAGTTTGCCCATAACTAAATCTTGATATAAATGCCCATTTATCTTTAGCACCACCTTGTTCATCTTCCATGAAATATGTAGATGCACCATTTATCTTTCTTCTCCATATACCTACATATCCACTTGGGATACTTGTAGATGTGGTATCTATTTGAAAATAATTATTTATATATAAATTTGTGTCAACATATAATTCATTAGTAAATCTACCATTCCCAAATACATCTAATTTATAAGTAGGTGTATCTGTTCCAATACCTATTTTACTATCGTTACTTAATACTAATAGATTAGTATTCCATGTACTTGCTGAACTACTTGTTGTTTCTAATATCAATTTAGCACCTGTAGTGGTTAATCCACTAGGATTTGTAGAAAGTACACGAGCCCCAGGCGTATACGCCACATTTACATTTGAATGACCAAATTCTAATACATTTCTATTTAGAGGTGCGCTACCTTTATCCCATAATCTTAACGCAACATTTTCAAATGTGCTAGCTCCGCCTATGATTGATACTCCTGGACCTGCACCAATACCATAATCAACTTCTAATTTAGCTGTTGGCGTTGTTGTCCCTATACCGACATTACCACCACTCATAACAAGCGTGTCAGGATTTGTTACTGAACTAAAATTTAATGTTTTTCCACTTAAATCAACTATTCTATTACCACTTAAAACACCATTACCCGTATACAACGTGTTAGGTAAATTTTGATATGTTGTTGCCGATATTGTATTTGCAGTTAATCCACTAGTAAATACTGTTGCACCATTAACAGTACCACCTGTAAATTGAGCACTAGCGATTATTCCCGTTAATTTAGAGCCATCCCCATAAAACGTATCACCACTTATTGTTGTTGCTGATATCGTACTAGCTGTCAAACCACTTTGGAATATTGTATTACCAGTAACAGTACCACCACTTAACGGTAAATAGTTACCAGACGCTGTTGATGTTGAACCTGTTGTAAAACCTGTAACTTGAAATGTACCGCCTGTTGAATTAACAAATGTTGCAGTACCTGTAGTATTATTATATGTACCACCAGTCACATACACATTTAATGATGAACCAGTAAGTCCTGATAATGTTATAGTAAAAGCTGAATATTGGTCAATTCTATTTTGTGTTAGGGTAATATTGTTTGATGACAAGGTAAACCCAGTCACAAAGGTATCATCAAGCACCAACGGCTCAATTATAAATGTTTCATTAATATCCCCAAAGTTATTTATACAGCTCATATTGTATTACCGATTAATTGAAATTTACCTGTTGCTAAATTTGATTTATATACTCTTATACTAACAGTGCTATTGGCACTTATTGCTATTGGTGACGTTAATGTCAATCCATCAAACACACCAACACCATTAACTGATATTACAATCCTGCTAATATCCTCAACATTTATTAGTTGGTTAAAACTAATAGCATATTGCGCATTAAATGAAAACCTAGGTTCAGACCTTGGTTTAAATACAAACGTATACGTCGCGGTATTCCCCTTTACAATAGGGTCAAATATAACATTATGAAATGTTTTATTTTCATCCAACTCAATTAGTGTATACACCCTATTAATAGTTGGGATAACCTCAAAATCATTTTCGTCTAAAATATATCCAAGTAATGTCATATCAAATAATTGAACATAAAATCTTGCATTTTCAAAATCATCAATATCACTCTCGTCACTAATACCCTCTAAATGAACGGGCATTGGATGCCCTTTAACATTAATGTATGCTTGTCTAGATTGAAATGTTCTTTGAACCAACGAATTTAATTTATTTAAATCCTTCATTCTATTTGTAAAAATCCTAATCTCGTAACTAATATCAACAGATGTCGGTTGCGGTACCTTATATACATCAACACCCTTTCTAGCTCCATCCCAAGTTGGAACTTTCATGTATGTGTAGGTTCTATTTCCTGGAATATTGTAATTACCTGCTTGGTTTTGACCTACTTGAGCATCTGGTTTTCTAACAATTGTAATAAAAGGTAATTGTATATCGTTATACTTATCACTAAATTGCCATGTTTTTGTAAATTCAGACCATCTTTGTATTGTTAAAAATAATACAGGCACCTTTCCATCATCAACAGTAATACCTAATTCATTTTTAACAAAATCAACAAATGTTTCATCCATATCTTCTTCAGAAACACCTCTTGGTAAAAAAGTACCGTGGTCTGCAATATCGTCAAGAATTTCTTGTCTTCTTTCTGGGCCAATCTTACCTGGATTAATATTTATGTTATTTCTAAAGCCTTTTGGAACTGCCATTTTTTTATTTTTAATTTAATTTTTATTACAAAGCGCGAAACTCTGAAGAATCCACAGGTGCACAAAGAATTGTTCTAAATGCACCCTTCCACCCCATTATTGTATGCGCGTTATCAAAATTCTTTTTTCCATCATTTGATACACTAAAATATATTATACTTGTTTCAGTTACTGGATATCCGATATAATCACCATAAAGAATATCAATTTTTTGTTCGGTAAGCTGAGCATCATAAATACCGAATGTTAATGGTCCATCTAGTAAATATCTAGCCGAACCATTTGGGTTATAGGTTCTATTTTCTGGTTCCGCCATTATTGGTATTACCTTAAGCTCAATTGGTGGTAAAAATCTAATACCATCTTTGGTTGCTTCGGTATACAAATCATCATACTGAGTCATCTCTCTATCAACTCTATAAAGAATAACGGTAAAATTACCATCACCTTCAATAGCTTCTCTACTCATACTAACTTCTAGTTCAAAATCTTCACCAGAAAAAAACTTGTTTATTCGCGTTATTGGTGTTATTTTAGAGTTTACCATATCTTTTATTCATAAATATTTAGATTAGGTTAAATATTCTTAAGTACTTGATTTTATTTGATATTTTATTATATTAGTAATATAATATTTATATTAAAATACAGTCAAATTGATTAATTTAGACGATATCAAGGGTCATTCAGCACTTAACTTATTGGAAGAATATTCTGGTATAAATCCGTATATTCGCAAAATGAAAAAGGAATATTTAAAAAATAAAAAAATTACATTAACGGAAACGCAAATAAAATACATTATTGACAACCATCAAAAGGAACCTATACCGATAAATAAAGTTGTAAATATCACACCTTTCTTAGGTGAAGAACTACAAAAAAAAGAAGAACTATCTTTTTTACCTGAAAGAGTATTGATTGAATATATTTTAGCAGAAAACGAAAAAACATTTCACATATATGGTAAGCTAAAAAGAAACCAAACAGAATCAAAAATGTATTGGTTACCAAAAACACAAGTTTTAGACGACCCATATTATGAAAAAATAGATATAGATGTAAATTTTGATAAATATAATGACGTTTTAAAGAAAACAGGAAAACAATTATACAAACATCAAGAAGAAGGTATAAAATTTTTATTATCTAGAAACGGTAGTATCCTAGCTGACGATATGGGATTGGGCAAGTCAATACAATCAATCATTGCAGCGCTAGAAAGCGGTGCTAAAAACATACTTGTTGTTTGCCCCTCAGCTGTTAAAATAAATTGGAAACGAGAAATAAATGTATTTTGTGACGACGTCGCTATCGTTGAGGGTAGAAAATGGCAAAACGCAAAATTTACTATCATTAATTATGACATCCTTAAAAACTTTCATACACTAGGTGACGGTAAAAAGAAAAAAGATACCGACCCAGTATTAGAATATAATAGACACATAGTAAATGCAAAGTTTGACCTTGTTATTGTAGATGAAGCACATTACTTAAAAAACAATAAAAGCATTCGTGGTGAAATAATGGTCGACTTGGTTGTTAACCATAATATTGAAAGAGTTTGGTTATTAACAGGAACACCTGTGGCCAATAGACCAATGGACTTCTTTAACTTATTAAAGATAATTAAATCACCAATAGCGGATAATTGGCAATATTTTGCAACCAGATATTGCGATGCAAGAAAATTCTTTAGAACATTAAAAAACGGACAAAGAAAACAAATATGGTTAACAGACGGAGCATCAAACCTAGACGAATTAGCAGCAAAAACAAAAAATTTAATACTTAGAAGATTGAAAGAGAATGTGTTAGATATGCCAGATAAAGTTATTACACCTATGTACCATCAATTATCCGATAAAGGTTGGGACGAGTACGATAGACTTTGGGAAGATTATTTAGATAAAAGAAAAGCTGAAAAGAAAAAAGGTTCAATACAAAGAGATTTGGTTGAACTAATTCTTTTAAGAAAGTTTATTGCTATTGAAGCCATCCCACAAACTATCGAGATGGTTGAAAACATATTAGAAACAGGTAAAAAAGTTATTATATTTACTAGTTTTACCGACGAACTAAATGAACTGGCTGAACATTTTGGTAAATTATGCGTAACACATAATGGGCCCATGAATGATAAACAAAAACAACGTTCGGTTGATGATTTTCAAAACAATGATAAAATTAAAGTATTTATTGGTAATATAAAATCGGCTGGTGTTGGTATCACATTAACAAAAGCTAATTTTGTTGTCTTTAATTCATTTGATTGGGTGCCAGGCAGCAACGAACAAGCCGAAGACAGAGCATATAGAATTGGACAAAATAATAACGTAAATGTTTACTATCAATTATTTGAAGATACAATATCAACTAGAATGTGGGAAACACTTAGAACAAAAAAAGATATCATATCTACAATCATAGGTGATAATCAATTATCTGAAGAAGAAATAATTGAAATAATGACAAATAAATTAATCGATGAAGACAATGGTTAGATTATATACTGTTGAAAACTGCCCATATTGTGCAGAACTAAAAGAAATTTTTATAAATGAAGGTGTTGAATTTGTTGAGGTTGATGTTAACAAACCAGAAAACGAACCTGAATTTAATAAGCTATATGAAGTAGCAAAATGTGATGATGTACCAATGGTTAAAATTGGTCCACAAATTCTTATCCCACATACTAGTTTCAGGTCAATTCGAGAAGCTGCCGATTTAACTAAGAAGTTTTTAGTTTAATTCGTTATTTTCAAATATTTATAAGAAAATAACAAATATGTCAGTTAGCTCAGAAGACCGTGAAAGATTATTCACACAATTTAGACATTCAGTTGGCGCACCTATTCGTCAAATAGAAATGACAGACGACCAACTGTGTACCTTATTGGACATAGCCGTAGAGGATTATGCCCAATATGTTCAAGAATGGCTCGTAGAACATCAATGGTTATCAATACTTGGTAAAAACATCGATACAATCGATATGGCATTTGCTCTTAGCGTTAGGTCATTTGATTTTGTAACACAATATACATACGCGTACTCAAAACAAGTTGGACTACAAGCAGCTGGTCCATGGGAATTAAAAAAGGATTATGTTGAACTTGAAGAAGGTAGACAAGTATATCAAATTCCTGCAAACAGAGAAATAAACGAAGTTCTTTGGTTAACACCAACAGCCATTAGCCAAGCACTATTAGCAAACTATGGTGGTATTGACTACGGTTTTGGTGGTGGTTTTGCACAAATGGGTGGAGGATACGGCACAGCTGGTACAGGTACTGGTGGCGGTAGAAGCGGATACTATATATCCCCAGCTTTTGATATATTATTAACAGCTTCGGATATGAATCTTAAAAATAGAATTGTAAGAAGCGAATTAGTATATAAAATAACCGCTGGCCCTAATGGTACAAAATTATTACATCTCCTAAGTACACCTGGCTCAAGACTATCATTTGGTCAAGGTATTGGTGGTGTCGGAAACTCAATTAACTTATCTGGTTGTCAAGTATGGTATCACTATTATGATACAGATGGCGCAAACGTAGACGAATGCAGAAGAGACAATCCAGATATCATTAAATTACCAAACGAAGTACCACTTTCAAAATTAGATTATTCAACATTTAACGAACCAACTAAAACTCTTATCAGACAATTATTTATTGCTGAAGCAAAGAGAGCGCTAGGTAGAGTAAGAGGTAAGTTTGGCGGTATTGTAGGTCCACCAGAGGCAGAAAGAACAATGGACTATGAAACACTTATTAGTGAAGGTAACGACGAAAGAAAGGCTGTTTTAGAAAGGCTGGACGCAAGACTTGATAGACTTTCATCTACAAAACAACTTGAAAGAGCTGCAAATGAGTCAGAGTTTTTAAATAAACAATTAAAATATAGACCACTAGGTTTCTGGGTGTATTAAAATATTAATGGGAGGCAATGCCTCCCATTTTTTATTAAAAGTTCCATTCATCATCTTCTATTTCATCTCTTTCTGTTTTTAGGCTTTCCATCAGCACTTTAACATAATCAACCTCAGCAGCTGGCTCGGTATCAGGTGTAAAACTTTTCGTTTCGATTTCAAAATGAATCCTTTCAAGTTCTGGAATAAATTCATCTGTAACATCTAATTCTTCGGTATCGTCTTCTTCGTCTTCTTCGTCACCATCATCATCCTCTTCAGTTTCTTTCTTTTGTTTAACGGGTTTTAATTTTAACTGTGTTTCAATCGGTGCTATATTTTCTTTTAATGAAAGGATATCTTCACTAGACAATTGTTCGCCACCCAAACCTATTTCTATCGATTGCTCCGATTTGTATTCCAACCATAATTCGTATCTATTATCAGAATGTTTGTTGGTGTTTTTATACCAATAACTTCTTTCAATCGCCTCATTCTCATATTTAAACATTTCATTAACATGGTATAATTGAGCACCCCATTTTCTAGAAATAAAATATCCACCCTCATTAACCGTTGCGATGATTAATATCTCTTTTGGTAGAATTAACTTTTCGGAAACATCATCTAATTCATTAATTTCCATTTGTTTAAAGATACTATCTAATCTATCTAATTCAAACTTAATACCATTTTCTCTTTCAATAATCATTCTTTGACGATAGTCATCTCTAGTTGCGTACCAATCATTTTCATCCATATTATTTGGTACTTTATTAACAGAATCCCAGAATCTTATTTCTTTATCTTCCATTGTCATAAGTTCTTCGTAGGTATCTTGGTCTGTTGGTTTATTTGGCATACCTGATACAAGCGTACATTGCTCTTCCGTGAATATATTTTTATCTGTTAACTTTTCAAGTTTAGTTTTCTTATCCTTTTTAATTGTCAATAATATCCTATCTCTAATATCAGAATGAAAACAAACTAATAGTGGTTTAACTTTTTTATTAAATGATTCCAAATATTTTGCAACATTATAATCATCAGTTAACAATCCAGATTCAATCTGTTCAATTTGTGAATTGATTTCGTTTATTTTATCTTCATCAGCAACACCTACCAATAACTTTTTAAGTGTTTCAATCTCTTTAATCATTTCTAGGTTTGAATCAACAACTAATGTGTCAATTAATTGACAATTGATTTGTATTTCCGTTTCAAACTTAGGGTAATGACCATTAGCATTAAAATACGTTTCCAATTCTTTTTTTGTCATCTTAGACTTATTCAAAGTCTTTATATCACCCTGCGTTTTACCCTTACCTGTATTAACATAATAAATTGTATCACCAAGATTAACATTTAAATCATGTTTAAGTGCCAATTCCATGTGCGCCTGTTTAGGCATTGGATTGCCAGCTTTATTTTTCTTATTCGCTTTAGCCTTATATTCAGAAATAGAACATTTAACTTTTGATTTAGATGCAATTTTAACTAGCGGTATGTTGAAGTTATAAATCTTATCTACATAGTCATGATAATGGGTGATGAATTCCTTACCCTTACCATCAAGCAATAACCTAATCGCCTTATCTAAAAAATCTTCGATATATACAGGCATCTTTTTAGACTTGATAGAGTTACCAACAAACTTAATTTTACCACCTATATCATTTGCGTAGTTCTTTCTAGAAAAGTTAATCGTTGAATTACAAATATCATCAATATCTAAACCCATCCTACCAATCATATAATTTTCATTAAACTCGGCCAACACTGCCTCTAACCCAACTAATTCAACACCAGCATTTTTTTCTGTTTTCCAATGTGAGCCCCTAGCTAAATATTTAATATCATTAATATTATCAGGGAACGAAAAGTTGAAACCATCCGTATCACCAACAAGCGCTTTAAAACCATATTTCTCACTAAAATGCCTAACCATCAATCTAAGATACTGACGACCACGACAAGTAGTTTCTTCTGCACAGTTTGTATCACCCCAGTTAAAAATATACGGGGCACCATAAGCACCGAACCAAGAGTTAGCTAATATCTTTAACGGCAATTGTTTTTTGTCATAAAGACCAGCCAAAGCTTTGTGTTTTTTGATTTCTTTTGTATGGTTTTCCAAACCATCACCGAGAGTGTTTTCAATAAGTTTTCGAAGCCCTTTAACAATATCTTTTTCTTCTGACGTAAGAAATTTAAACTTATCACGGGTATCAACAATGTATGTTAACAACCCTTCCATAACACCACTAATATCTAAATCTGGAAAAATACCCCATGTTATCTCTGTTTTAGGATAAAGAGCAGCATAATCAAGTTTAACAACATTCCTAGCATAACCCACTTCAAGCAACCTAGAAAGACCACCAGTAAATTCTCTTTTTGGTTCAGTCTCTGGAATTGCCAATTCATTTTCATATGACCAAGCGGCCATGATTAATTTCCACTGACTAGCGGTACCCATAGTAGAACTTCTACTATATGTTGTTGGTAACAGTTTAGAAATCAAAAATGCGGCCTGATTAAATATATTATCAATCTGCTCCGTTTCCCAAAGGTCATCTAATAGATATCTCTTAACAATATAATCACCACCAACCTCTTCATACCCTTCTTTTAACGGCATTCTATCTGATATCTTGTAATAATCTCCGTTGGTATCGTTTAATGCGTATTTGCTTTCTTTGTCAGACCATGTTGAATGTATTTTATCACCAGCGACGTATACCCGATTTGGTTTTGCAACATCAGAATATTTTGTGATGTACTTTAACCCCCAACTTTTAATATCTGAATTAATAGCCTGTGCTCTACGAACAGAGTGAGCAATATCGATGATATTATAACCCCACATGTACGTTTGTTCAAAAGTCTCTTGCTCATTACCTAGCTTAAGCATTGCAGGTTTTCTTTTCAGTGGGGTTTCCCCGTCCAGCGTTATCGCAATATCATTTGCCGATATATACAATCTTTTGCAGGTATCAATAATAAATTTCCAGTCAAAAGACTCTGAGTTATAACCACTAATGATGTCGGGTTTAAGATGATTAATAACTTTAAAAAAAGTTTTTAAATTTTTTCTTTCTGAATCTCTTCTTTCTTTATGTGTATCACCAGTTGTTTCTAACACGTATTCAAAACCCCTATTGTCTTTCATTCCTATTTGGAATATTGCATTTTTAGAACCCAACAACCCCTCTGTCTCCAAGTCAAATTGAAAACGATGTAGGTCATTATAATCTTCCATACCCTTAAACAACCTAATACCTGATTGAATCATAAATTGTTCAACAGGTGAGAACATGAAAAATAGTTTTGAATATTTTTTATCAAAAACATCAATACCACCCTCCTTAAAAAATTGTATTAAATTATTATAAGACCCCTTACATTGAGCAATGTATTTATATCCGTTTTCTAATCTTTGGGGTACATCACCATTATCGTGGTGTGTTCTAAGGGCTTTTATCTTGATATTGTGCTTTTCTCTAGCCGCGATAATTTTACTTCTCTTGCCCTCATACATTATTTCCGTAACATCATGTTTAAACCATAAAAACGGTTGGAACTTATGTTTCTCTATTTTTTTACCCTCATCAGGGTCGTTTATAATAAGGTGTACAAATGGCTGATTGTAACTAGCTTCGATACTTACAACGTATTTTTTAGGGTTACTACCATGTAAAAAATTCTCAATAACTTCAGGGTCTACCTTCTTTTTATTATCACTCATTATAAAATATTTTTACAAATATACAAAGGATATTACACCAAAACAAATTATTTGGGATAAAAAAATTTGAGCCCTTATGTAGGGCTCAACAAATATACGAAATATTTTTTAAAGATACAAATCAAATCCCTCGTCAACATCATTTTTTTCGGATGAATTTTGTGCGGCAACTTTATCAATTTCATCGATGATAAATTTAGCAACATCAGAAATAACTTTTATGTTTGCTAAAATTTTTTCTTTATTAGCTTTCCATAACGCTAGGTATGTTGTTTGATGAGTAACTGGCAATCCATAATGTTTCATTACAATATATGCAACACTTTCTGCTTGTAATTCTTTAATTGCACTATCATATTTAACCTCATCACCTTGATAGTATATTGATGATTTTTTCCAATGCATTAATTCGTGTGCTAATTCATGTATAAGTGTTGACACTTCACCAGCACCCTCAACTTCAGATGACATATTAATATGATTACCAGCGGAATAACCTTTCTCACCAGCTTTTGCATCACCCTTAGTTAATTTAACCCCCATAACATCAAGAATTTCTGATAAGTATTTATATAATTCTTTTGTTCTTTCGGTTGGTTCACTATCTTGAAACCATTTTGGTGTTTCAGGAACATCACCTCTTTCGTCAATTGCCTCTGTATCAGAAATATCAAATACGTATACAGGCATAAACCTAACTGGCATACCCTTTTTAACTTCGTTATCTAATTGTGTATCATTAACTTGGGTATCATCTTTTGCTGTTTTTGACATAACAGGTGCAAATATCATAATTCCTTTTGCACCTTTTTTAACCCTTCTAAATTTCTTTTCCCATTGTCTAAAACCAGCAACTTTTTTTGCGTCTGGTTTTTGAATCCATATAAGTAATGTGTTATAAAAACTATGACCTCTAAACCCAGCAAAAAATGTAAGATATCTTTTAATCTCAGCGGTCATTGCTTTTTCATCGGTGGCATTTGCTAAATCTTGAACATACATGTTGATTTTATCCATAAGATTTCCCTTACCTTTAAAATCTTCTGAATTAGAAACAAATTCTTCTAAGTTTTCAAGTTTATCAATAAATTCACCTGACTTATTAATATCAGACAAAACTTTTTTAGCGTTTTCAAAATTATCCATATCTGTCACCCAAACTGGTGCGGGATAATTAGCACTTGGGCCCCATTTAAAACCAGAAGCTTTAAGTGTTTCTTTATTTCTAAATGTTTCTTGTGATGCTTTTTTTGCGTCAACCTCATTTGATTGAACAACCAGCATATTTTTATCTTTATCAGCCTTAAGTATCAATGCTTCATCAAGCATTTTTTTTATTAAATCTATCATTTTTTATTTCTTTAATAATAAATATATTATTATGGGCAAACAACAACGCTGCTACCCTTAATTGTAACATTAATTGATGAAACCAATCCTTTTGAATCTTTAATAGTACATACATACGTTCCAGCTTTTAACCCTGTATAGCTTGTTGTTGTTGTAAATGCTGAAGTACCAACTTTATACGTATAAGGCGCTGTTCCACCAGAACCACTTAAAGTTATTGTCCCATCATTTCTAGTTTTACATGTTGTGTTTGTTGATGATACCAATACAACATTTGGTGTTGCTGAATATTTGTATAATCCAATATCCATCGTACTAGTTAAAGGTGCACCAGCAAAATCTTTATTAATTCCACTAATCAATGAACCATTACCAATACCATAACTCCCAGGCACCAAAGTAAAATCCCAATTTTCAGGATTTGGTGACGTTGTATTTTTAAATATTTGTTGTGAACCAGTATAAAGCACTTCTCCTGAATTTAAACTTGCGCCATCTCCGAGTCTAGAAACATTATTAAAACTTGTTCCTTGTCCTGTAGGGAATGTATGTGAAAACCCACCATTCACATAATAGATATTGTTTTTTCTTTTTATTCTTGTTCCATTAGAATTTGTGACTCTACTATCAGGATAAATTAATTGTAGTCCAGTCGTACCCCAAATAATATTATTTCTCATGTCGATAAGTGTATCGTAATCATTACCATAACATGCTGGACCTGAAAAGAACGCAAACAATCTATCATTATCTGCATTGTTATCAAAACCACCATAGTAACCACTTGACGATGGATTGTTTGGTTGACTCCACCTAATACCCTTGGTAGATAATGGCGGGAAAGCCAAAAATTCTACATCAACTCCTGTTCTTTGCGGCGCTTTGTCTAGTGTTATTGAATTTACACCTAAAGATGTTACTGTTGCATAATCTCTATCCCCACCAGCAAAATATGGTGGGACCGCTTTTTCAGGTCCGTACACTGTTGACCCCACTTGAATACCATCCATTCTTGATAAGGATGTTATTTGGTTTGAACCTGATGTAAAGGTACCTGTCGGGTCAATATTTCCAGTTGTTAAAAAATTCGCACCCCAAAACCACCATTTAAAATCTTGGCCATCACCATACACATCACCACCAAATCCATTACCTGAAAATCTACTTTTGTCGTTTTCTACAACTATATTATTCCAAATTCTTATATTATATTGCGCTGCGGCAAAAACATCACCACAAGGTAAATGTAAACTAATAACATCCAACGAATTTATTATTAAGTTAAATGCAATTGTATCGTTATTCATACCTGAAGTAATATCATCATTGTCTATGCTTCCTGCTTCAATAAAACTACTACAGTCGATTACTTTATTATATACTATTTTTGAATTTTGTAAATTAAACACGTCTAAAGTTATACCACCCATTCCTTGTGTTGATGAATTTCTACCTGATTTGGCCCAAGCACCTTTAAAATAATTATAACTAATTTCCAGATTTTTACCATTTAAAGCTTCTATTGCGCCAGCTAATACATCATTAATCCCAAACGTATCAACCGTACTTTTAAAGTTGGTGAATACATTTTTAGTAATCTTACTATTAAAAGCACTTACTGAACCAATACCGAATGACATATTACTAAAATAACAGTTTTGAACTGTAAAATTAAATACACTACCTTTTCTATCACCATAATCTCTGTTAGTGCCCCAAATTGTATCGGTACCATTAACTTTAGTGTCTTGGTATTCACCCATTAACATTCCACCGTAACTATACGCAGGATTTTGTTTATCGGCAACAGGAAAACGGGTATCATTAAATTGTAACCCATCTATTATTATATTGCTAACACCACCAAATTGTGCAACCCAGTGAGTGGGACCATCTTTATATGGGGATTCAGCCGTTGGAAAAACAAAATTAGGTAATGGCAAAGACTTGTCACCATAACTTGAAAACACAATCGGTTTTTCAGGTGTTCCACTAGGTGCGGTAAAATCGTCATACGGCCTATCAATATATGAAAAACTCACAAAATTAAAATAACCAAGGGTACCATCATATCCGTTTGCAAACATGTCACCTCTTTTAAACAGTATTGAATCACCAGGCAAGAAAGTAACATTTGGACTTGATGTCATATTTTGAAGAGCAATCAACGTTTTTTTAGGTGTACTTGGTGATAAACCATCATTATCATCGTTACCTGAAGTACTAAAATAGTATTTTTTATTTGGGCCAGCAGCAAGTGTTGTAAATGTAAGTTCATTACCATACGAAGTATCAACAGCATTTATAGCAAACGCTCTGATATAATAAGTTGTTGATGGTAATAATGGCATAATTCCACCACCACCATCTGGATAATTCGGTGGTATAACGGCAACAAAATGATTAACATAAGGACCAGTACCTGTAGAAGGATAACCTAGTCTATAGTATTTAACATAAGGGCTTAATTTTGGATTTGGAGAAGTACTCCAAACAACACCTCTTTTTGTTACTGGAGAACCCCCATCACTTGTTACATTACCACCACTTTCTGCTCTAAGTGCCTCAATACGACTTATCGCATTAGTTGTAACCGTTGGCGCTGTTTGACTAAAACCAAAAATCGTTAATAAACTTAACGTTAATACTAGTAATACTTTTTTCATTTTTTTTATTTTTTTAATTTTTTATTTAACAATTAGTTACATCTATAGTCCATCCACTTGAAACCAGACTTGTATATGCGCTATATCCTAATGTATTGGCAGATAAACAACCATTACCAGTTTGATTAAATAATGTTATTGTATTTGGATTTTGCCAATACGTAGTTGCACTCAATTTAATTAATGTGTTAGTTATACCACTATTAGGCAACGAATTATCGTTCAAATATATATACGAAATAAAATTAGGGAATGGATTACCTAACGACCATGGATTAAATGTTGATATTGAATTATAACTTAAATCTAACACCTGCAATCTGCTAGGTAATGGTTGATACGGTGTAAAATTAGTTATTGAATTATAGCTTAAATTTAATGTTTGAATACTTGGTATTGGTAATGATGGGTCATAATTTGTGATTAAATTATTATTCAAATAAAGATTTGAAATACCCAAAGGAAAAGGAACTGTTGGGGTGAACCCTGTCAATAAATTATTATTTAAATATAAATCAGTCAGCCCTTGTGGTAAACTAGTCGGTGTAAATGCTGTTACACTATTATACGATAAATCCAACGTTTGAACCGAACTAGGTAATGTTGAAATTCTACTATCAAAGTTATTGATTAAGTTACCACTTAAATTTAAATACGTTAAACCACTTAAATTCTCTAAACCTATTATATCCCTTAATCTATTATTACCATACCCTGAAGATATGTCCAAATTGTTAATTAATATTGGGTTGTTAATAGCTGTTGATGCGGTATAGTTACCGTTAATTGAATATGTGTGTGATGGTGTATAGTTATCAGAACTTAAATATGTATTTTGAGAGCCATCACCCCAATTTACTGTCATTGTGAAATTAGAGGAGCCCTGAACAAAAAAGTTTAACGAATTACCTGTTGAATTAAAAACAAATTTTAATTGTCCTTCCGTAGATGCAGATGTTTTATATGATGAGGCTGTTAAACCAATATAAAATAATTTCATATTTTATTTTTTTATGCTCCCTTCTAAGACATTTATAAATAATTCTTCTCTAATTGGAACAACCAACGTTCCACTACCATCTAAAAATTCTATCGTAAAAGTACCAACATATCTTCCAGCCTTTTCAGTATCCCTTTCAGAAAATTGATAAACTAGATAATATTCCTCACCAACACAATCAACAGGTATTACAAGTTGGGTACCAGCAATTTTTCTACCGATTCTTTTAACGCCTGTTGTTACATCAGACATACTAAAATATATTGTTGCATTTTGAATTTGTTCAAAAAATCTTCTGAAATCATTTCTACCATCTTGAATTAGCTCAAGCTTTAGGATAGGTAATGTTGCGCCTTTATTTATAAAAAATTCCATATATTATTTTAATATTAATCATAAACTCTTATTTCTATCACAGTATAATAGGTATCGCCAAATACCCTATCTGAGGTTGCCTTAGCTACTTGTATTTTACTTGAATCTACAAAATTGGTAAACATAAAACCATAAGTAGCTACTGTTATATCACCCCCACCCTTAGATACACCACATGTAGCAAAAATTGCCGTTTTATCAGTAGTAAATGGTGTACCAGTAGATGCGCTAATTGTTATTACTTTTACACTCCTATCGTAAACTACACCAATTGTTGTGTTAAGTTCATTTTCTAAAACAATAGGATAACCAGCAGTCATATTATTTCCAGAATCTATATCAACCGCCGCAACATATCTTTTATAAGGGTTTATTGTTCTCCACATAGTACCATCATACAACTGGAGACCAGCATATCTCCTTGTAGGAGTACTTCCAGAGGCATCTGAATGAACAATAAGTCCTTTTGCTGGACTACTTGGCAAATCTCCACTACCTACTCTTGGTGGTAAAAAACCTTTAGATGTTGATGTTAAATCTAATATCGCACTAGAATTTGGTTTATTAATGCCAATACTTACAGCACTACCAGTAATTGCGGTAAATATTGAACTTGAAACATCGTTTGAATTACATCCAGTCCCAAATAAAACACCACCTATATTAAACGAATTTACTGTACCCGAACTTAATGTTATATTAGTACCAATAATAATATTATTGTTACCAAATCCACCACTAGAAGCAGCTTTACTACCTATTATGATACTTGAGTTAGATGTTGTTCCGCTACCAGCACTAGGGCCAATAATTATTGTGGATGCGGCTGTTTTTACATTCAACCCCGCATTAACACCAATTGCTATCATGTTATCACTAGTACCAACACCAGACCCAGCTAAATTTCCAATAAAAATACCATTAGTTGTACCTGTTACACCTTCACCAGAATTACTACCAATAAAAATACCCCTGTCAGCACCTGTTGAATTCTTACCAGCATCAGCACCAATCATAACTGCATTTGGGGCGATATCACCAGCATTACCAGCATTACTTCCAATCATAACTGCGGTACTAGAACCATTTGCTCCGACACCAGCATTAGTACCAATAAAAACAGAACCACTAGAAGTATGAGCTAATTCACCAGCACTAGTACCAATATACACCCCATTTAGGCTTGTACTACCCGTAATACCCCTAGCTGTTCCATTACCTATGATTACAGATGATGTTGAATTTACCGAGCTTTGACCTGCTTGGTATCCTATATATACACCCTTATCGTTATTTGAGGATGATTTAAGAGCCTCATACCCAATAGCAATACTATATTCTGATTTACCCGTTAAATTGGTGGAATTATCACCAGCACTTCGACCAATAAATGTTGAACCACTAGCACTTGTTGCATTTTTACCAGCGTCCTCACCAATAAATAGTGAGTAGCTAGCGTTAGTTGCACCACTACCAGCATTTTTACCTATAAAAGCCGAACTAGTAACAGAGCTAGCACTCCAACCAGCACCAGAACCAGCAAAGAATGAATAAGTTGCACCAGTAGCACCTTTACCAGCGCTAACGCCAAAAAATTGAGAATTATTAGCAGATGTTGCACCATAACCCGCCTGACTACCAATCATTATTGAGTTATTTGCGCTAGTACCACCTAATCCACTTTGTGTACCAATAAATGTTGAATTACTAGCGCTACTAGCATTAGAACCAGCACCAACACCAATAAATGTTGAATTATTAGCGTTACTGGATTGATAACCAGCTTGGTCACCGATAAATAAAGAATTATCGGCAAAAGTTGCACCAAAACCACTTCTATCACCAATAAATGTTGAACCACTAGCGTTAGTGGCTGATGTACCAGCGCTTAAACCAAATACAAACATACTGCTAGCTAAAGCTTTAGCTCCATTACCAAAAGCTATAGAACCAGTACCTGTAGCTACTGGAATAACAGCAGGTGGTGTATTATTTTCATCGTACCAATAAAGTGTTGCACCAATATTACCAAGAACATTACCACCAGTTATATCAGTAATGCTCTTAAACGAAACACTTCCGTTAGATTCTCTTGTTAATAACTGAGGAGCTGTAGTACCACTAGAAATACCAGATAATGTTAATGTATTTGCAGTTAAACCACTAGTAAATACCGTACCACCACTTACTGTTCCACCACTTAATGGAAGATAAGCACCTGAAGCAGACGACGAACCTGTATACGCAGATAGGCTTATTGTAAATGCTGAATATCCGTCTGTTCTATTTTGAGTTAAGGTTATTGTATTTGATGATAACGTAAACCCTGTTACAAAAGTATCTGCAGTAAGATTACCACCACCTATATCATTAATGTTTTTAAATGAAACATTTCCGTTAGATTCTCTTGTTAATACCTGAGTAGCAGTAGCAGCACTAGAAATACTAGACAATGTTACATCACCACCAAAATATGTTGTACCTGTTTGAACCTTTAACGCATATGTATCACCTGATACATTAGACCCCTTTATTGGTGCACCAGCAATGTATACGTTACTTAAAGCACTATACGTAACACCAGATGTAACACCAGTATAATATGTTGTAGAACCTGTTGTTATACCTGTAAAAAACCCAGGGTCGGTTAAACCTGTTTGAGCAACAATTTGCGAATACGAAACGCCCCTATATCCTGTACTAGTTGCGCTTAATATTTCCCCTAATGACGATGCGGTTCCAGCACTTGATGTGCTCAAACTAGGTAATGCAAACAAACTAGCATTATAAAAATTACTAAGTAAAGAATCGTTTATTGTTATTGATAGAACAGTACCACCAGTAGTAGCAGCTGAATAATACATCAAATAACTTGATAATGTTGTATAATTTTGGGTGCTTGTAATTAATGTTGTATTAGCACTAAATGTTGGAATATTAAAACTATTAGCCACTATCTCACTACGTGTTGCTGGTGTAGCAGTACTATTTGCCTCAGTATATACAGCGCTTTTAATATTAAGAGCGGAACCAGCTGTACCCCAAAAACTCCTTATTGGGTTTGGCGGTCCAACAGTACTAGTTTCATTTATAACCACCTGCCCACCAAAAGCGGCAACTGGTGCGGAAAATGTAAGAACACCGTTACTATTTAAAAACTTAGAATTTGGTCTATCAAGATGCGACATTACCAAATCGTTGTTATATGGTTTATTTCTAAATACAAACATTTTGGAAGGGTCTGGATATTGATTACTAAGACCACCACCACCTGCATTATATGACGTTTCAAAATATAGTCCTAATGGGGCAGCTGGAGAGTAAATAACAGCCCTAGAAGTACCAAAATTTATCGCTGGGAATGAAGAAGGTAAAAATAAAGTACCCGTACCCGAAGCACCTTGTGAATATGTAAAATCAGCGTTAGTTGTAATTTGATTAGAACTAAAAAATGGTATCCTACCAGTTGTAGCAGAAAATGCACGTAATACACCATTTGTATCAACACTCGTAAGATACGTATCAGCTGATATACCCGCTAATCCTTGAAATCTAACTGGGTTTGTTGTTGCGGTTACATGTAGTGTATTGGTTCCCGATAAAACACCAATACCAACAGTTCCACCAGTACTAACCGTTAAAGCATTTGGTATTGTCGAAGAACTAAAGTTTAATGTTTTTTGATTTAAATCAACAACCCTATTACCGTTTAAAGCACCGTCACTAGTATATAAGGTATTAATGCTTGAAGCGACTGTTGAAGTAAGTGAAGCAACAGAAATTGAATGTACCACACCAACATTGTCAATTGTTAAAACATTTGAATCAGAAGAACCTCCTATACCCTCAATTCTAATTGGGTCAGTAGCTGCCGAAATATGTAATTTTGTACTAGCCGATAAAACACCAATACCAACTGTACCACCAGTACTAATTGTTAAACTGTTTGGCGCTGTTGATGAACTAAAATTTAATGTTTTTTGGTTTAAGTCAACACGCCTATCTGATTTTATTGAATCATCTTTACCATACAGTGTTGTTATACCTGTAATACTTAAATTTTTACTTGGGTCAGTAAAATCTAGCGCAATTGAAGCACCTGTTTGATTATATGTTGCAGCTGTTGTATATATGTTTGTATAACCTGCAGTAAATCCAGTAACAATAAATACACCACGAGAACTAATTGGCCTCCAATTAGCTGTATCCCCACTAGGTGGTGTTGGGTTTGCACTAACATTTGCGATTGAGTAGTAATCTAAATTATTAACAGTATATGTAACAACAGTACTAGCTGTGTATGCAGAAGATGCGTTCCAGTTACCAGCATAAAATAAACCAGTACGGGTATTTGTTGTGCTTGATGAAAACGTAACAATACCGTTTAAAGAATTATAAGTACCACCTGTAACGGTCACGTCTGAAGCCAACGAGCTAAGATTTTTTGTTATCCCACCACCAAATGTGTTTAATGTCAAATCATAACTCCCAAGGTCCCAAGTTAATCCTGTAACCATTTGTATTTGACTCCATGTTGTGTTACCACTATTTAATACGTAATAATCATTAAATGCGCCATTTTTAACACCAACAATCATTCCCGCTCTTCTTCTTTCAGAAGGTATTTCATTCCTAGCAGTAATATCATTAACATTTCTTAAACTATCAACACCATAAACTGGGTCAATAACCGCATAAGTATCTTGGGTATCTGTTGGTGATATAAATCCAGTTATGCGTACTCCGCCATCTATAGTTGCCATATATTTCTTTTTTTATTTTTTATTTTTTAAGAGCACAACCACGCATTTAATGAACCTGCAAAAGCGTTTGTCGTTCTGTATACATTATATGTTGTTGATATACCATATATATTACCAAATGATAATGTTCCAACTACAGAGTACGGTATATTACCTATACCACTACAACCAGCTGTAGAATCTTTTAAATTAGTTGGTTGTGATAAACTTTGTGGTATAACTAAATAACCATATTCAGGGCTTGCTGTTGACGGCCAAGTAATATAATTATTTGTAACATTAGCAACCAAAGCAGTATTAGTAAGACCACTTGCTTGTGCTGCAGTTATGCTAGTATTAGGTGACTTGCCATAATACCACCTATTTCTCCAAAAAGCTGTTATATTTCTTGTAAATGTTGTACCTTGACTATTAGTTGCTGTGATTTTATACAAATCAAGTGCTGTAACAGTAGCCGTTGAACTTGAAATATTAATTGATAATGTTACAGGTTGCGTTCCGTCATTTGCCGAACCACTAACCAATGTTGTTGTACTTGGTGATAACTGCTCTATAGTTATCGTGTTCGCACTTACATTTGTTGAATTTGATGTGGCCCAAGTAAATGTTTGAGAACCAATTGAAATTGGTTGCCCAACTTCATAAACTGTTGTTAAGTTAGTTCTAGCGAATGATGTAAATGCTGGTACTTGATATGGGTATAATAACGCATCAAACATCTGTTGCATTGTTTGGTTTAAAAATGTAGTCGATTGCGGTATCCCACCCAACCCTGCTGTTGTGGGTGTAGAATTTGTGTAAGTGGGTGTACTACCAGTAGAAAAACCATTTATTATGATTGATGAACCATCACTATTATTTAAAGTTAGTGTACCTAATGTACTATCAGCCGAACCACCCGTTATGAACCCATCAACATTAATAGATGAACCATTGGTATTATCCAACGTTAAAATACCTGTAACACTAGAATATGTTGCAGCTGTAACAGAACCAGCACCATCAGCTCCAGCAGCACCAGCAGGACCAGCAGCACCAGCAGGACCTGTAGCACCAGCTTCACCTTCGGGACCCGCAGGACCTCTAAAATCATCTAAGTTAATAGACAATGTATCACCATTAAGTCTATTTAATTGTAGTGTTGTTCCGTTTAAATTGACGTTATCTATATCTAAACCTTTTAGAAATATAAAATTATTGTCAAGTTCGGCTTGACTTAAGACACTACCCTTTGTTTCGTCACCGTATGGACTTGTTTGAGTCCTTAATATTAAATTATTTGACATATTTGTTGATTAGATACTATATTAATAAAAAATACCCAAATATAAATATTCACCAAAATTGTTTTGACAAATAAAATATTTGGGTATTCTTATAATAAACTAAAACACTATTGTTTTACAAATAATATTGATTGATTATATGTAATAGCAACATAACTACCTGAAGTTAAGTTTCTCACACTAACCCAATCACCACCAGACGAATAACTAGAAGTTTTAACTGTAACCCCTAATATATTTTTAATCACCATAGTTCCAGACGTGTTAGAATTTATATATATTGACCTTCTATCTGAATTATAAAAAAACCTTCTAATATTAACTGAAGAACAAGACCTACTTAAACTATCCGTTGACGGAAGACCAATGCAACCTATAGGTTCACTAGTATATGTTCTAGATTGTAAACCATTAATACATGTACTCCATTGACTATAAGTAAATACACATGGTGTTGGAGAAACACATGCTCTTTGAACACTATCCGCAGGAGGAACCCCTGTACAACCTACTGGTGTGGATGTATATGTTCTTGTTTGAGTTCCATTAGCACATGTTGTCCAAATTCCATATGTAAAATTACAAGGTACTATTGGTGATGTACAACTTCTTTGAATACTATCAGTTGGCGGAAATCCCACACATCCAGTTGGAGATGTTACATATGGTCTTGTTTGAACCCCATTATTACACGTTGTCCAAGTTCCGTATGTAAAAATACAAGGTGTTGGAGCAACTGAATTATACTGATATATTCCTATTGAAGGTGTTGCACCAACAATATTTCCTTCAAAATCTCTATTAAGACCTACATTTGTACCATTATTTATGGCATAAGACGTATCACTAGCAATGTGCATATCCCAATTTTGTGGGTATATGCTAGAACTATCAACAATTAATTTACCATTGATAATTCTTTCGCCTATCGCTAATGTGGTATTAGGCCCTAAAGACGTAGGTGTAAATGAACCAACCGCTCCCTGATAACCACTAACTAAGTGATAGATATTATTTCTATAAAACGCTTTAGGTCTTTCAGATTGTGTGTATTTAGCATAAAACCCATTATTAATCCAAAATACATTATTACGAATATCAAATACAGTATCTGCTGCTTGAACACTATGGTCACCTGACGCTATCGGCCTCCAAGCGTTTTGGAAGTTTTCTGATGATGGATAACGAGTTGATTTATTAATAGGGTATGGTGGCCAATAAATGAATCCTGTGTTTGCATATGTTTGACCATCACCCATAGCATCACCACCAGCATTGTTACCACTAAAACGTGACATAGAACCTTCTACAAAAAAGTTATTCCAAAAATGTAAATTTTTAACCTGTGTTGCATATGTTCCTGTAGTATTAACATACGCAATGTTGCTACAATTGATAAATTTATTATAGCAAATTGTATCGTCATCTGGGCCTTGTATACCGCCTGGTAAATTTGTGCCAAACTCCATACCACCGCTACAATCAATGAATGTATTATAGGCAATGAATGAACTATCAAAATTATTAATAGTTTCAACAGCTCCACCTAATAAACCTGAACTAGATGAATTAAAAGGATTGGCATAAGCCCACGAACCTGTAATTCTATTATTTGTTATTCTATATTTACTTCCCGATAATAACATTGGGTCAGCACCTATATCAGCTTGACTTGCAGTATCTGTTATCCAACCTGTAGATTTAAAATTACTAAATGTATTATTTTCAATCTTAAAATCTCTAACAAAGGCAACAATACCATATGCTGTATTACTAAAGTTACAGTTTTTTACCGTGATGTTACTACATTTACAACCATCACTTCCACTACAGTATCCACTATCCCCAAACCAAAGTCCTAGCGTTGTAAAAGCACCCGAACGTTTGTCATTGACAGGGAATCTTGTATCATTAAACTGTATACCGTCTATCACAATGTAACTTACATTAGCAAACGCCAATACACCTTTTTCGTTTGACCTAACTGAACTTGGATAAGGATATAGTAAGTTTGGGCTTTCTAAATTAATATCACCATAATATGTGAATACAATTGGATTAGTAGCAGTACCTGAAGGGAAGCTTAATCCTTCATATCCACCACCATACCATTTTACAGAAGCTACTGTGCTGAACTCGGTACCATTAGCAAATATTTCACCTCTTTTAAAAGCAAATGTATCACCAGCAGTTGCAATACTACTTAAAGTATTTAATTTTGCTAGTGTTTTCCAAGGGGTCAATGGATTCTGTGCTTGTGTAACACTATACGAATCATTACCAATTGAACTAAAATAAAATTTTCTACCTCTTGTTGTTGGGGATGCACATGTTCTTGTTAAACTGTCTGCTGGAGGAACTCCCGTACAATTAGTTGGGGAACTCGTAAACGGTCTTGTTTGTATTCCATTACTACATGTTGTCCAAGTTCCGTATGTGAAAGTGCACGGTACTATCGGTGTTGTACAACTTCTTTGAATACTATCAGTTGGTGGAACCCCAATACAACCTGTCGGTGTAGGTGTATATGGTCTTGTTTGTGTTCCGTTAGAACATGTTGTCCAACTACCATATGTAAAAGTACATGGTGTTGGAGTAACCGAACCACCGTATTGGTATATACCCATCGAAGGTATAGCACCAACACTATTACCAACAAAATCGCTTGTAAGACCTACATTAACTCCAGAATTTATGGCTGGTGATGTACTTGTTAATGTATAATCCCAATTTAAAGGGTTAGAGTTTGTTGTATTTGTCCAAATAATTCCAGATGTGGAAATCTCAGTACCGTCTAATGTGAAATTAGTAACACTACCATTAGATAATTTATATATGTTGTTAGTGTGACTTAAGTTAGCACCATTTAACTGTCCATTTCTTGTTAATGATAAACCATTAGATACCTGAATTATATTATTTTTAAGGATTATAATCCCAGCTGTAGCCTCTGATGTTGACATAGAAAACATAATACCGCTACTACCCCCTGGATTTGTATTAGGAACGGTTTGTAACATTACATTATTATAAAATTGTAAGTTTCTTACCGCAGTTTTATACTGTCCACTATTACTAATATAAACTACTGTGTTGTTATTAATAATCTTGTTGTAATATATTTTATTATTTTGAATTAAATTATTAGCAACACCATCATTATTGCTACCAAATTCAAAAATACCATTACAGTCATAAAATGTATTGTAAGCAATCACGTTATTTTCAATAACAGAACCCTCTTCAAAAAATTCTACACCACCACCATCAAATGTATAATCATAACTAGCGGCATAACAATCGTGAAAGTAGTTGTTAGTAACAATATTATTTGAACTAGATAGTTGAACAGGCACCCCACCATAATCGTCATCTGGATTAACAGATGTTGGTGTGTTTCTAATCATCCTTAAATTTCCAATATCACAAGAATCCACGGTGTTATTATTATTGCCTGGTGGAAAATACACGCCATAACCAGTTCTGTCCATCGTACACTTCCTAATAACTATTCCTGTACATCCTTGATACGTAGCAAATACATTTTGTATCTTAGCTTGAATATATCTATCAGTAGCTGATATTGTTGTATCGCTAATCTTCCAACCATAGAAAGTTAGGTTTGTACAACCATTCAATGTAATTAAAACACTTACTGTAGAGTTTGTCCCCCAGAATAATGGGTCGGCTCCTGTTCCATACACACCAAAATAAATGTTAGATTTATTTGATAATGTTAATGTTCCCGAGAATTTAGAATCTTTTGCAAACAATACAGAATCACCATTAGCAACATTGCTTTGTACTTTAGATAATGTTTGCCAAGGCGTTAATGGATTTTGCGCTTGTGTTGTTGTGTAACTATCACTACCCGCTGAACTAACGTAAAATTTTCTAGCGCTAGCAAATAATGGAATAAATAAAAGAATTGTTAAAAACTTTTTCATTTTAAATTTTTTTTAAAAAATTGTTATATTATAAGTACAATAATATAATAATTAATATATTAATTATATATTAATTATTTATACCGATATATCACCCGATAAATACCAAACGTCCCCAGACTTCTTTATTAATGTTGCAAAACTATACTGGCTTCTCAACTTTAATGCACCTCCAGAGCTTAATATAGTTACACCAGTACCACCACTGATAGATGTTTGACCAGTACCATTTTGAACAATACCAATTTGAACACCAGTGCTAAAATTGGTTGTAGCACTAGGTGGTATGGATACAACATTAGCCGTAGAACTAGTCATTTCAATAATGGTATTATTATTAGCCGCTGAAAGCTGTAAAGTATATGCCGTTCCAATAATAGCACCAAATGACACATTACTACTTGCTGATGTAATTCCTGTGATGGTATTTCCATTTACAGAACCTGTACCTGAAAGAGTGATTGTACCTGTTGCAGAATTATATGTACCACCAGTTACAGCATTTATTGTATATGTAAGTGCTGTACTACCACCTGAAGTAACACTCAACACATTACCTGACAATGTTGTTGCGCTTATATATGTTGGTAAATTAAAATAGGTTGTTGCTGATATTGTTGTTGCTGTTAACCCAGATACAATTGTATTACCAGTTACTGTTAATGTATTTGCTGTCAGGCCAGCTAATCTAGCATTACCAGTCACGTTTAACGTATTTGCAGTTAATCCACTAGTAAATATTGTTGCACCATTTACCGTTCCACCAGAAAATGTAGATGAACTAGCAGTAAACGGGTCAACTTGAACAATTTTTGTAACCCCACTCAATCTAATTCTTAAATCATTATTTTGAATCCATATATCACCATCGTTTGGTGATGTCGGCGCTGTTGAACCAGTAATGAGCCTTAATGAAGCTTGAGTTGCAGTTGCGGCTGGAAGTGTTAATCTAGCAGTAGGTGTTTCTACACCAATACCAATCATACCTGTCGCTGTTGCACCTGTTGATGGATTACCAGTTGTTGTTGCATATGTATTTGAACCAAAAATAACACCACCAATATTAATTCGATTTGATGGTGTTCCAGACAAACCTATATTTGTACCTACGATAATATTATTTGAACCTAAGTTACCACGCCAACCCGTTTGATATCCTAACAATATTGATTGGCTACCACCAGTCATAAAATAGCCAGCTCTATAACCAATAGCCACTAAATCCGATGGTCCGCCAACAATTGACCTACCTGATTCAGAACCCATGATTATTGATGTTGTAACACCTGTCGAGCTAATACCAGCACTTTGACCAACAATTATTGAAGTTGATGACCCCGAAGCGTCCAGCCCAGCATTATTACCAACAAAAACAGAATTTAACGCAGTTGTTGCACCATTACCAGCAGAACTACCAATAAAAATAACGTTTGAAGTTACAAAACCACTAATTGATGAATCAGCACCAGCAGCATTACCAATATAAATTGAGGATGAAGGTGTATAATTTCTAGCACCTGCCGACAATCCAATACCGACAGAGCTACTTAACGTAACACCATTAATACCCGCATTAGAACCAATGTACACTGACGCAGAAGCACCATTTGTATTTAAACCAGCACTATTACCAATAAAAACAGAATTTGTTGAAGTACCTGACAAATCTTTGCCAGCTTGAAAACCAATAACTACTGTATTTGCAAATGTGCTAGCTGTATCAGCAGTATATTGTCTAGATTGAAAACCAGCTTGATTACCAATAATAACCGCACTAGTTGCTTGACCCTTATTAGTTTTATACGCTGATGTCCCAATAACAACACTACTCGATAACCTACTAGATGCACGAGCGGCTTCAGTACCAATAACGACCGTATTTTGCGAATTACCCGAAACAAATGCCCCCGCTAAATTACCTATAAAGGTTGAATTAGCAATTGTACCTGCATTTGTCGAACCAGTTGCTGGAAAATAAGGATTTGTCGCAGCATTTGTTCCAATTGCAATAACATTAGCCGCATTATTTGCTGTTGCCGCACTCAAAAGACCGTTAAAACCTATAACAACACCATATGTTAAACCAGTAGACCTAGAACCAGCATCAGTACCAACTAAAACACTACCATATGACAAATAATTATTAAGACCAGCCCTGTAACCAATATAGTCAGAATAATCATTACCCGTAGCACCACTACCAGCTTGATAACCAATGAAATTAAAAAATTTAGTATTAGTTGTACCACTACCAGCTTCATAGCCAATTATATTACCATATTGTATATTACTAGATAATTGACCAGCTGAAGCACCAATAAGTGTTGTACCTGTTATAGCTGACGCTTGATAACCAGCTTGGTTACCAATAAAATTTAAATCACTATTTACGGTTACATCTGAAAAAAGAACACCCAAACCCGCATTGTAACCAATAAAATTTGAGAAAGTTATACCAGTTGATGATTCACCAGCACTAGTACCAATAAAATTTGAAGCTGATGTGTTTCTAGCACCATCACCAGCAGCAGAACCAATAAAAGATGACCCCCCTATATTCCTAGCACCATTACCAGCACCATACCCCATAAAATTTGAATAACTTGACTCACTTGCACCACCACCAGCATCACTACCAAATAAATTTGAATTAGTAATATCCGTTGCCTCCTTACCAGCATCCTTACCAATAAAATTTGAATTGGTAATACCAGAAGCAGAACTCCCAGCATTTGAACCAATAAAATT